TAGAGGATTACAGGGAATCATGTGGCCAAGGCGGCCAACCTTGGCCATCTTGGGCGTTAAAGGCTTTTATAAAGGATTAGCTATGTCGATAATGGATCAAGTTGAGACTTCTATGAACTACGGGTATGGGACCTACTACAGCGATGACGAGGACGTGAGGAAGCCTTATAATCCCCGTGGGACCTCTCCGAGGATAGACTATTTTTATCTTGATGATCGAGCCCATTTGAAGCCAGATATTGGCCTTGCTGCTGAGATTTGCGCTCGGTTAGATAAGGCACAACGAACGTCACGGAAATCACAGTAATGTGGATAGGTGCGACTAATGGATGAGGATAAGGTCACAGGGTTCTCTGCAATAGAGAATCTTGTGTCTAAGGACAAGCAAGATGCATTTATTGAGGCTCTTAGGGATCGTAAGCTGAATGTCACGGCAGCAGCCAAATTGGCTGAGGTGGATAAATCCAATATTTATAAGCAGCGTAAGTATTCGGAGGAGTTTGCTAAAGCCTGGGCAGAGGTTGAAGAAGAGCTTATAGACGATCTGGAAGAGGATCAGTTCAGGGCTGCTAAAAAGGAAGGGCAGGATCGGAGGTACATTCTTAGTCGCAGGAGAGGTCAGAGATGGTCTGAGAAGCAGGCTATCGCCAGTAAGATCACCGTAGAGCATAGACGTGCTGACGAGATGTCTGACGCCGAATTAGAGGATCTTATTGATGGGAAGTGAGACCAATTGGCTGATGGGCTTTGCTGATCCAAAATACTGGGAATACAAAGAGACATTGAGTGGGCATCTGTGTGGGCTTTGTGTGGGTAAAAAAACTGGATGTAATGGCGGTTGTAAGATGGACGCCACTAAGAGATCCTGGTGTTTTGATAATGCAGAGGCATTACAAGTAGAGAGGGCCATGCTCGATTGGGGCTAATAGGGGGCTTACTATATAATGAATAGGGTTGGACAGAAGCAGGCAGCCAAGGAATTGTTATCCAGAAAGGCTGCGAGGGCTGATCTGGAGGAGTTCATTCGCTATACCATGCCCTCATATGAGCCTGGACCTCATCATGGTATGGTTATTAAAGCTGTAGCTGAGGCTGCGTCTAAGGATAATAGGCGTCTGATTATCACAATTCCCCCCAGACATGGTAAGTCCGAGATCGTATCTGTTCGTCTACCAGCTTGGTATATGGGAAAATGGCCCACAAGGCAGATTATCTGTGCTACTTACCAAGACGACTTCGCGGCAGATTTTGGCCGTATGGTCAGAGGCTGTGTGCAAAGCGATGAGTTTTCCAAGCTATTCCCTTCCGTAAAGCTATCTGCTGATTCTAAGGCCGCTGACAGATGGTCTACAGGCTTAGGAGGGGCTTATAAGGCAGCAGGAGTGGGTGGTTCTCTAACGGGACGTGGAGCCCATCTCGCTGTTATAGATGATCCCCTGAAAGGGAGGGCTGAGGCTGATTCTAAGATAGAGAGGGACAGGGTCTGGAATTGGTATAGATCAGTTCTGTATACTCGCCTGATGCCTGGGGCCTCGATTATACTCCTGCAAACGCGATGGCATGACGACGATCTTGCTGGCAGGCTTCTTATAGAGCAAGATAATGGGGGGGATAAGTGGCAGTTAATCGACCTACCCGCTCTCGCAGAGAAGGGTGATAAACTCGAAAGAGAGGCAGGGGAGGCTTTATGGCCAGCCTGGTACCCCAAAGATACCCTTGAGCAGATCCGCAGAACCATTGGACCGAGGGAATGGTCTGCTCTCTACCAGCAAAAGCCCATTGAGGATGAGGGAGCCTACTTCAAACACGGGTGGTTTCCTAGATATAATCCCATGGAGGCTACGCAAAAGTTCAAGGCGGAGAAATATCTGGATTCTCTCTCTGAAACTGCCCAACGAAGATCAACTCATTTTGCTGTATATGGAGCCTCAGACTTCGCCGTGACCGCAGATGGTGGGGATTATACAGTCCATCTGATTATCGGCATTGATCCAGAGGATCAGATTTATGTCCTAGACCTGTGGAGAGATCAAACAGCGCCTGATGTATGGATTGACATCATGGCTGATATGATCCACAGGTGGAAACCCCTTCAATGGGGCTGTGCTAAGGGCCAGATCCAACGGTCTGTGGGGCCTTTTATGAAGAAGAGACTGGCAGAGCGTAAGGCATATTGTCATATCGAAGAATATGCTGAGGTGGGAGATAAGACCATCCGAGCCAGATCCATTCAAGCCAGAGCTTCTATGGGGAAAGTCCTTCTGCCAGAGAATGCAGACTGGCTCGATGCCTTCTTGTATGAGCTTACCAGATTCCCCGCAGGCAAGAACGACGATCAGATAGACGCCCTCTCGATGTTTGGCATGATGTTAGATGACCTACAGCCAGGGCGTAATCTAGTTCCCTTAGAAGAGCCTGTATTGGAGATGAAGCCTACTACATTTGGCGAATCCATGAAGCTACATCGCAAAATCAAACGCATTGGCCCTGTCAGGGAGTCTATTGTAATTGCTCCTAATTCTACCAATTGGGATAAGCTGGCACAGGAGGGCAAGACATAGTGGCAATTCTAATCCAAGGGGCTGTTGATAAATAGCTTGACTTATTGGTATAATGATTATTATTTAGAGTGAATATATACCAGCCAAGGGGATCTCTCTTGAGTATAGGCAAGACCCAAGAAGAACGAATAGAGTACTGGCAGCGCCAGATTCGTTTTGCTACTGATCGGATTAAGCCTCATTTTGAGGCTGCTGATGTTCTTATCAAGCAATATCAGAATGATCCTTCCTCAGAGCGAGAGCAACACGCTCAGGATCAATCCAACACCAAGACTCATTTATCTAGAGTAAAGACGTCTTTGGTATTTGGCTGGGTGGATCAATCTATTGCCAATCTACTAGAGAGAAATCCTAGTTTCTCCGTCAATGCTCAGAGTAAAGACTCTGTTGACGGAGCCCCCGTCGTTACCGCAGTCTCCAATTACTGGTATCGGGAAACAGGACAGCGTCGTCAAGACGAGAGAGCTTTGCTTGATGCGTTTCTGACGCCATGGGGAGTAAAGAAACTGGGCTGGACGACAGACGTGGAACAACGTGTGGGTGATGTGATCCACCAGCTACAGGGCGGGGAAGAGTATGATTTTCAAGATGACGTAGAGTCAGAGACGCTATTCCTCTTGACTGGCCAACCACAGAGAGTCATGGATGGCCATGATCATGATACCCATATTGAAGCTCATACGATAGCATTGCAGGATCCTGAGATTGATGGCGTAATAGCAGAGATAATAAAGTCTCACATCAGTCTCCATAAGAAATTCATGGATCGAGCCGATCCAGACCGAAATACATCAGTCCAGTGGGAATCACCATTCGGTGTACGTTGGCCGCCTGATGACTTTCTAATTGATCCGCTTGCTCAAGATGGTATCAACGATGCACAGTGGATCGCCTTTCGATCACATCGTCGCCTGGATGATGTTCGTTCCAATCCCAATTACGAAAACATAGAAGGCCTGGAAGCCTCTACTCGCCCTGACGATGCTCCGTCTGGATTTTCTGGCGGAGATATGGAGGACGATTTTGGCATGGTGGAGATCTGGGAAATCTGGGCGAGGGATTTCCCATTTGACGATGGTCGTAGAGATATGCTCTGGGTTATGGCTGATGGCCATGACAAATTCCTCAGAGAGGACGAAGAGTGGCCTTACAAGACGATTGAGAATTACCCTGTAGAGGTTTTGAACCTACAGAATACAGTCTCCTCATGGGTCACCAAGCCTGGATTGGCTATGGCCGGGGCGGATAGTATCCAGGGATTAGCCAATGAGATCCTTGATTCCTATCTAAATGTGATCCGCAAGTCGAAGAACATCATCCTATATGACTCAGATATCTTGGAGCAGGATGAAATCGACAATATGTTGCAGGCTCCAGATATGACCATGTTCCCCGTCAGGGGGATGAGCAAGGCTCAAGGGTCGGCGGTACAGGCTGTAGATTTTGGCAGAGTACCCTCAGAGAAGGGCGAGATGCTCTCCCTTATTCAGCAGTTTTTTGATAGATCCGCAGGTACTCCACAGCCAATCGCCATACCAAAGCAGGACACTGCCACTGAGGCTTCAATCCACGAGCGCAGGACATCTGCCCGCGAGGCCCGCAGGGGCTCTCTCTTAGCTGAATTCCAGATCAATACTGCTAAGAAATTCTGGCAGATGACAACCCAATTCAGACCTGAGAGGCTGTTCCTGATTCACCCTCAGGCTTCTCAATGGGCAGAAGTATCTGACGACATCGCCAAGGGTGAGTATCGGTTTAAGATCGACGTTTCATCCCATCAGGCGAATCTGGCCTTGGAGCGCAAGAACCATCTGGACCTTCTTAATCTATTTGCAGGTCTTAACGGAATTTTCCAGCAGCAGTATGGACAGCCAGTAAACCTTGCAAAGATTGCCGAAAGACTACTTACACGCGGATATGGGGAGCAATCTCCAGAGGAGATCCTGCCTATGCTCCAGGATCAGCAGGGTCAGGACAGCATGGATCCATTGGTACAACAGGCAATCGCAGGGATCTTGGAGGGCAGTCCTTCTCAGGTTCCAACGGGAGGTCCAACATTAGACGGACCTCCTCAGGAAGTTGAAGCAGAAAACCAGATTGGTCCCGCACTACCCAGACAATTCAACAGGGCGGCATCTTCCCCGTCTAATGAATCCGCATCTTCGGAGACAGTATAATGCCTAGCGAGAGATTTCGTAAGAAGACAATAGATCGTATAAAGAAAAAAAAGGAAGCTAAAGAGGAAGAGTCCGAGAGACGTGGCGATGCAGGCACAGGAGCGTTCGGACCCAAGAAGAAGCCTAGCCTTCTGCGTCGATTCTTAAATAAAGAAGCACCCAGTGAGGGACCGGGTCCCGTGCAAACGAGAACACGACGAAGGCTACAAGCTAGGAGTGTTAAACGCAGGGAGAACCAAGAAGACGCTGCTAATATTGATCAAGAACGGGCTGAACGTCGCCGTGAAGAGAAGATCCTAGTCCATACTAGGGCCGGAAATACTGTTGAGGATGCAGAAACAGCCGTAGAAACAGAAGAGAAGACCAGGGGGAGCCTTGGGATTAGTGAAGAATTTATGTCTAGGCCTGAATTTGGCGATGATGCGGCAGCGGCGAGATTGAAGTCCTCGACAGATAAGATTGGACCGAAGAGCTACAAGCCAATAGATCAAGACAAATGGGAGCGTAATCGTCTGAGAAATACGGATCCCACCACGCCTGATGGACGTAAAAATCAAGAGGCTGTAGATCAGGACGATACAATGCCTGATATTTCGCCAGCCCAAAGGGAGGCTATGCGAAATGCTTCTCCTACTGAACAAGGCCCGAGCAATCGAAACTACCAGCCAATGCAAGGAGTGAGTCCTGGGACAACAGGATTGCTTACAGGTGGGACAAGACAGCCTGTTTTTGGCGAAGGCGGCACACCAAGAGATACTACGGGGCAAGGCCTTACTGACTGGTGGGATAGAAAAGAGGGTGATCCTCAGTTCCAATCGCGACCTACGGGTCAGGGACAAGGGGAACCAACAGGTGGAGACCCAATGCGCGATATTACACAGAGGCAAACGCTGGCAGCGAGAGCGGCGGAGGAACAGGCTAGACTACCACAGCCCGCGCCCGCGCCCGGTCCTGTTGCTCCACCCAATCTCGCACAGCAATCTGCTCGAC